CTCTTAAAACTTCGTTAGCTGCTCCTACACTGTATTCTTCTCCATTAAAGCTAAAAGTGGATGCGATTGATTTTGCACCAGCAACTTTCTTAGCTAACGTTACAATGTCTCTATTTTCTAATCTCATTATTATAAATCTCCTTTCCAATTGATTTTATGTTATTTTACTCTTACTACTTTAACTCCTGGTTGCCCATCTGGCATTGTTGTTATTTTTAGTACTTCAAATACCATGTCAGGTTCTGTTCCAGTATCAAAAGATTTTAAAATACCTACTTTTTCGCCGGCTCCAGCAGTTGGTGTAACTTGGTCTCCTGCTTTTAAATCAGCACCAGCTTCAATCATGTTAGTAGTAAAAATATCTCCAACGTTTATTTTAAACATTCTTGGATAAATTTTTCCTCCTACTGTTTCATCTGCTTTTACCACAAAATCTTTATAGCCTTGTCTTTGATTGTCATACAATTTAACTTCATTGTACACTAACATCCATTCGCCACTACCATCAACACCTAAAGTATTATTTGATGTATTCAATTTTAAAAAGACACCATTTTCTAGCTCAGTAATTTCTTCGTTTACTGGTGTTTGAGCGTATATTTGTCCAGTTCTTTGTGCTGATAAGTGATTAGGTTCTACTTGTCCATAACCCTTTTTTGTTGACATTACCATTATCATTTTCCTCCTTAATAAAATTATTTTTTTAATATTCTTCTAATTCTTTGTCCTTTACTGCTTTTACCCAAGCCGGAACATCTTTTATGTTCTTTATCGGAGCAGCTGTAACAATTGCATCTTTTTCATTTAATAAATTAAATGATATACCTTTTTTGAATGCTATAACAGATAATTCTTTTTCAAGTTCTTCTGCTGTATAATTACTTAAGTTTTCTTTAAAGCTTTTTAATATCTCTTCCCCAAGAATCGAGAAGTTGTTACAAATATTTTCTTTTTCTAATAATTCTCTAGCATTTTTTTCTTCCATTAAGATATCGTATTTTTCTTTTAGCTTAGTAAATTCTTCATTAAGTAGATCATATTTTTTTTGTAACTCTTCTAATCTTGTGTCTTCAGTAGACTCTTCCTCTACTTCTCCTGTCTCAAGAGCTTCTTCAATAACATCTTCTTTAGATTCTTCAAATTCTGTTTTTAATTCCTCTTCTTCTATAGACTGCATTTCTTCAGTTTCTTCAACTTTTACTTCTTCGTTCTTAATTGTCACTGTCATTCCTCCTTTTACATTATTCTCATGATCTAAAATCTTGTTGAGCTCAAACATAAACCTGTCAAATTCTTGTTTGAATTCATCCTTCTTTAATGAATATAGAATTTCAGGTTTTCCGATTGTAGCATCTTCAAAACAAGGTTCCACATCATCTCCTAAAATACAAAGAGCCGAAATACTGGCTTCATTAAAGATGAAAATTTCATCTTCCTCATTATCAAGCTTTGCCCAATATCCATCTATACTTTCCTCAAAAAATTCCATCGACTGTCCTTTTGGTTTTTCAAGAATTTGTTTTAAATGAGGATACCTACCAGTCCATAGAAAACCTCTCACGACTAAATACTCTCTTTCATTACCTTTGTTGTCCAAAAACTTTTTCCAAACCGCAGGAGTGTCTTTATCGACAGCACCGTAAGGAACAGTTTTCTTTATGAATTTAATGCCTTCTTTATTTATTATAATCTCTTGTCCATGGTCTTCATAGTCGTCAGTCTGTTCATTATACAAGGCAACTATAGGAGCTCTAGGGAGTGTATTTGCAATTTGATTTCCTACTGCTTTGGAAATATAACTGCCGTTTCTATTACGGCCATGATAAAACACTTTGATTTCACATTCTGAAATATAATCATTCATAGGCTCTATGTTTATTATCTCAAAATCTACTGCACTTGGTATTTTTCTAGTTGTCATATTTTTTTCAACACCTCTCTTCTAACTTTGGCTTTCTTGATTCTGAATAGTCTTCTCTGTTAGTTCACTTTCTTCTTTCTTAGGAGCGCCAACCTCTCCCGACTGATTTTTAGAAGACTGCGTATTACTTGACTGCACTGGAATCAACTTCTCTCCAATATTCAGTATATTCTCTTCATAATTGTTTAATGATAAGAATTCAGTTTGTGTTATACCACTAGCAATAGCAGGCAAGATTTTAGAGTAGCCGTTTGTAGCCATGTCTCTATACATTTTTTGTTTCTTCTCGTAGTTATATATACTTAGATGTGGTAAACTCAATTTAAATTCTATATCCCTATTACTAAATAAAACTTGTAGAATAGCGTTTAAACGGTTTTGATATTTGTCAAGCAATTTAAACATTATTGCTTCATCGTTTAAAATAGACTTCTCTAAGGATAAGTTACCATAAGTAGCAAATAAATTCTGACTTACTCCAGCTTCGTTAAATATACCTCTTTCAACTTTGGCTAATGGATCTTTTATGGTGCTCACCGATGAATTATCTAAATCTGCCACCTGTATATCTGCAAAAGTTGTTAAAATATCAACATTAGTTGCGTGAGATAACATTCTAGATGCGGCATTATGCATCTCTTGTGACTCTTCAATATCGAATATTAAGTCTCCATTTTTATCTAAAGGCATTTTCTGAATAATTATTTTCAGCAATTCCTGGGTCGTCTTCTTTAAATCAAGCTGCTTAGCTTCATCTAAATCCAAGATTGTCGGAATAACTGCGGCAAAAAAAGGTACATCATTATCAGTTATACTAAATTTCATTGCAAAGTTTGTATCGCATATAAACCATGCTCCTCTATCTATTGGATCTACTTGAATAAGCCCAGCTTTAAATCTTTTATAATTATCATTAAACTCTTTAGGGAACGTACTTAAAACAGCAGTCCTTAATTCGTCATCTTTAAATTCGTCTTCAAAATATTTTAAGTTGAATTCCACTGCCGGCATACCATTAACAAACATCCTAGACCTACAATAATTCGTAGGTAATTCTAACAAAGCAGCGTTGGTCTTTGAGGCGTTATGGATTAGATACCCATAATAACAGCCTTCAATTACTATTGTCCTCGTAATATCGGCCAAAGTAACTGGCAAGTGCATATTATCTAAAAAAGTTAGAATTTTTTTCATTCCTTCTTCGACGCTCTTTTTATCCACTTCTTTGTTAATAATTCTTGGATAAGCAAACCAATCATAAGTAAGAATATTTGATATGTATTCTACCAATCTTTGATAAATACCACTTATCCCCATATAATAGACAGAAAGGTTTCTTAAAAAAACTCTATCTTGAGTTTCTAATGCTCTCATTATGCTCTCTTTATTTCCAAAAGTGGTGCCATATTGAGAACGTTTAAACTTATCTAACTCTAAAACAGAATCTTCTAAGCCTTTCCAACCTTTGCCTACCTTAGTAAAGTCTATAGGTCGTCTAGTTCTTTGGTGTATTTTATATTCACGTATTGTAATCACCTCCTGTCTATTTTCTTAATTCTTCAGCTTTGTTGTAAATATAATCGAAATCTATTTTATCATAATCCCAATAAGGAATTATAACAAGAGGATAGTTATGCTTGTAGCAGAATTCTCTTTTCTTTAAATCATTGTACTTTTGTCTTTGTAAATCCCTTTGACCACCAAAGTAATCAACACTTGTGTAATGTTGTTCACCTTGATACTCGATCAAATAATCTATAACTCCTGAATCATCAAAAACTGCAAAGTCAAATCTTAGAGGCCTGCCACTAGAACTGACTAACTCTGGAAAAATGTATTCCCTCTCGAATCTTATTTGATTCATCTCAAGTACTTCTTTGATTTTTATTTCTCCTCGGCTCGCCATTTGATACCTCCTTATTTTCCAGGTGTGAAGAATATGAAGTCTTTAATACTTCCCCTCTTTTTCTTTCCTTCACCATCTTCTAATTGTTTAATATAATACAGCCCATATTCAAAAGCTGAAAACTTATCACTCTTAATTTTTTTATTTACTGGACTCAATACTAAATGCTTTCCTTCATGTTTCTCTGTCAAGTTAAGCATTTCTTCTCTTAATATAGAAGTTAAAGTAAACGGTTTTAAATAATTTGCCCTTTGTGCATGAGATGCGGCTTGACCTACTTTAGTTCCTAAGAATTTAGCTTTAGCTGCCCTCTCATCAATTAAAAATTTGACTTTACCTGAACTTATTTGAGACAATACATTTGTGTGTGCTTCAGTATTAATCTCAGGTGTTGCTTTAATAATATAAATTGCATCGAGTTCAGTGTCAGAGGTTTCATATTTTTTATACACTTTATCTTCGTCATTAATAATCCCAAATGGAGGATATGTTTCTTTTGTAATTGGATCTTCACTCTTTATAACCATAAAGTCAATCAACCCAAGGCCCAGTCCACCACCATCTACTACCATTGCTTTTGGCATATATTTATAATAAAGTCTTTTTAACTTAACAGCTTGTATGCCGAAATGTTCTTCTTCGTAAGCGTAGATATTTACAACATTCTTAATCGCAGCGCCTTTTGCTTGCGGCAACACTTTAAATATCACTGCAACAGACTGACATCCTACTCTACCAACGTCAACTGACATTATATAGTAAGATTTAGCAGTTTGTCTTCCAGTAGCCTCATACTCGGGCTGATTTAATTTTCTGTGCCTATCAAACAATTCCGGTTTAAAGAATGAATTTTCAGCACTTCCTGACCATTTCGATTCGTACTCTCTTTCAAATGAGGTTTCATTGAATGTTCCATCCATTTTGAGGTCTCGTACGAAGTTTCTGTCTAAGAGACGATGCATCACTGGGATTCTATAAGTCCCACCAAACACAAAAGCATCCTCAGGACGTACAATTTGCCAAATCAATAATTGAAGCAATTTTTCATAAGCAAAAGTACCCTTGTGTCCTGCCGTCGTACCTAATCTTCCATGAGACTCGTTAGTTTCTCATGCGTTCTCTTATGAACTGCTGCATATTTCTATGCAGAGGAGACTATATCTTCACCCTAGATTAATAGGGGCCTACCGCTTCCACCCACTTGGGTATACTGGCTCACACCATAGTCGTTGAACCTTACTCTATTCGAGTCTTGGCTGCTGATTGCCCAATCTATCTAATTTTCAAACATTCACGCCTAGGCTTATTTCATCCTTACGTTGTAGTTTAGATAGCTCTAAGGGGTTTCCAGCAATTCGATAGGTTTTCTTCTACTGATTACTCAGTAGTGACGCTATTATTAACGTATATTTGACTCTTGTTTAAACTCTCTTTATCATCTACTACTCCACCTTTGGTACGTCTTGAAACGTTCATCAATGGAAGTATAATTTCATTTAATGCTTGACCGTCAATTAAAATAACTTCCTCTATTAATCCTCCGTGACGTCTTCCACCTCTTGTACTGTTACGAGCTGCTACTACATCAAGTCTTGAGCCATTGTAAAACTCCAACCGCACATAGTCTTTACCGTATAATGATTTCTTTTCATTAATTTCATTCTTAAGTGCCGGTATCATTTCTTTTAATTCTTCTATTTTCTCTTTTGCTATTGTTGCTCCCTGTTCCTTAGTTCCAGAAACAATGAATAATTTAGCTCCAGGATAAAGAATGCATCTAATAATTAAAGCCATAACCGCGAGAAATGATTTAGAGAACGCTCTTGGGAATGTTGCGTAACAGTATTTATGTCTTATTGCAGCTCTCAAGAACACCCGTTGATAAAAGAATAAATTAAATTTTGAATTAGGAGGAAGAATATCGTCTACGAATTTATCAGGATACTCTCTCCAAAAACTAACTGCCTCTGCAATATGTGGTAGCACTTCTCCTATTCTTTCGTCTGACATACCAATTTTTTGAGAGGGTTTCTGCAATTCCAATCTTTTGAGCAGTGCGTCACTCATTTGGTACTCATCTGATTTTAAAAGATTAGCTAACCCCTCACTGTACTGATAACCTTGTTTAAAACTAGTCATAAGCCTCACCACTTTTACGTAACATCTCTTCGTCAATTTCTCTTTCTTCTTCGAGCATATTATTATATTCTTCAAAATCTTCATCTTTTAACAATTCAATTTCTTTTTCAGTTAATATTATTAAATCATCATCATCGTCATCTAAAACGTCTTCTTCCTTATTCTCTTCTATTTGCATTTTCTGTAAATAAATTTCAATCATGTTGCCCAAATTCAACTCAGACATTATTAAATTTCTTGTGAATTTGTTCATGTCTGCCAAAGTGGCGTCTACTACATCTTGCCGTTCACTATGATATCGAGGAATAAAACCTTGTTCTTCTTCTATCCTGCTTACAATCATACCAATAGAATCAGTGTAGTCAGATGCGGCGTCTTTGCTCTGGGCTGCTGTAAATTTAGCTGATTTCATCAGAAGATCGTAAACTCTTGTCATTTTTTGAAAACCATCAATATCATTTACTTCTAATGCTTGATCTATCTTTAAAGATACTCTACAAATTTTTAACAAGTAGTCGATGTGTGACGCAGTTCTAATGTCATAAGAATTCATCATTTCATTATACAATTTTTCTAGTTTAATACATTCGGAAATAGTATAAGTAGTGCCCCATTTCCGCTTCAGATATTCTTTGTCTTCTTTTGTTAATACA